TTTGTCTTTTGACATTACAAAAAACAACAAATCTCCAGTAGGAAAAACATCAAGTAATCGTGCTTGTTCCTCAAACCCCAATTTCTTGACAAACTCTACTGACTTGTCGTTACTACTAACCCCGGGGCAAACAATCTTATCTACCCCCAATTGTACAAAAGGATAATCAAAAATGGTAGATAAGTATTGTCTATTTAACCCTTTTTCTAGGTAAATATGGCAAGTTACCGATTTTTTATTAAAATCCTCGTACCAAACTACTGCCTCTATTTCATCTGTTACCCAGCCAATTGTGCTTGAATTTTCAGGTGTCCATACCATGTCTAACTTTTGGGCGATAAATGGCCCTAACAAGTCTTTATCAAAACATAGCAATTATAAGACTCCACCTTTTTCCATTACATAATCGGTTGATGCCCAATGAAACTCAATACCTTGTGATGCCACATTAATATTGACCGATCCTGAAAAGCCTGTTCCTGTGACCCCTTGCCATAATTTTGTAGTTATTAAAGAACCACCCCAATTATCTGCATCCCATTTAGCATTATCCCAAGTACCTATATTATTAGTGGCAGGATTAAACGCTATTTGGTTAGTCAATGGTACTGTGTCAAAATCCGTGCTAATACCGCATAAAACAGTCGGTAAGCCGTTATCTGACTGTATGATAGGGCGTACTAAGGTAAAGCGTTTTAACTGCCCACGGGTGTCAAAATAGCTATACGCTTGTTGTGCAGTTGCAACAATATTTGACCCTGCATCAGAAGTTTCAGAATAAAATTGCGCTACAAATCCGTTACCACCAAAGAAAATCTTATTGTCGGCTGCAACTTCCCAGCAAATAGCGTTTACCCCAGTAAATCTAGCCCATGCCTTAGTAATGGTGTGCATAACATATTGTTCATACCCTGTACCAACAGGAATGTTCAAGATCAGCATATTTTCACTAGCAAAGTAGTTAATCTGCCAGCCAAATTCAGCATAAAAGCTAGTAGCCGCTTGGCTTACAGCGTAAAATATTTTGTCGGTTAGGTTAATTCGTGGGTCTAAGCGTGAAGATTGAAGTGCGCCTGACATGGGTACTAGACCGTCTTGGGTCAATAGGAGTAGATCACCGCCAAACTTAAAGAAGCATCTACGGCTAAAGGTTTGACCTAATTGCCATACACCGACCTCACTCCAAGCATTAGAGTCACTAGGGTTTGTACCCTTATAAACAATGACCTCGCCCATACTAGTAACAAATGCGGATAGGTCATCTACCCCGTAACCTGCGTCTAGTGTCCATGTACCCATTGCTTGCAAGAAGCCACCTGAACGGGCAATAGCCCCTAAGGGAAAGTCTAATGCCGCACCACCAATAGACTCTACTGGTAGATACCAAAAGGTCATGGTGTTTTTTTGAACAAAGAACAGCCTGTTTTGGCACATATTGACATTAACAAATACATTGCTGTTTACGCCTGTTATGCCTAAAACTGTGTAAGTTCCGACTACAGTAGCGTTAGCTGTTGGTGCAGTAGCCATTGTGTAGGTAAAGGTAGTAGCACCCGTTACCGTAATGGCATAAGAACCGTTGTAGTTTGCTTCTGTAGCACCGCTAATAGTGACCCTATTACCTGTAACAAGTCCGTGCGCTACAGCGGTAGTCAAGGTAGCCGTTAAGTTTCCTGTACCGCCCCGTGAAATGGTCAAAATGGTCTGTGCGGTTGTTGTGGTAGCCATCTTAGCCCAGCGTGTACCGTCATAAATCATGGCAGCATCTTCACCGTTTACTGCAATTAAAAAATTACCGCCATCGGTAGAAATCATGCAATGCTGGAACTTGCTGTTAGTTAGCCCTGTAAATACGGAAGTTGCTGTAGAAGTTGATGCGTTATAGATAACCCCGTTAGCTACAGCAAAAAGCGTGTTTGTGCCATCTTGATTGGCGTAATTCATTAGGGTTTGAACATTACCCGTAATTCCCGTAGAAGTCTTGGTAAATCCTTTTCTAAGGGTTACATCGCTAGGCGTAGGAAAGAAATTGATTAACTGAACCGCATCCAACGGGTTCATTTCAGCTAATGAATCTCTAGCGTTCCAACCCCCAATAGGGGAAGCTAACGATGCGACTGAAGCTGTAAACTTCTTAGCAACCGCCATAATTAAGACCCGTAGCCAGTATCGGGTATGTTTGCCCAGCCAATAAGCACAGCACTTGGCATAGGTGCAAAAGACAGGGTTGCAGAGCCTTTATCGTTTGCTTTAGCAATGCTCAAATAACGGTTATAATCTTGTTGCAATGCAGTAGTGTCAAACGACTTGATTTGGAAGTATTTAAGTTTTGTAGCCAACACAATAATGGTGTCATCTAATACGGTTGTATCAGTATCAACAGTAAAACTATTCTTTACAGCATCGGCAGCACTTCTCGCCCAGCCTTTAGATCGGTACTCAAAGCCTAAATACTCTAAGGTGTTATATGGTGGCCAAATCTCAAACTTGTTACCAAGAATACGCCAACGAACCCGTGGGCCTGTTGAAATATATCCCGACTTGAGCCATTGCCATTGCTGTGCATCAACTGGGCCAAGCATCTGCCAATGCTTAGTCTTGTCCCAATGGGTGTTATCTGTAATGGTTTCGTAATCAGGTGGTAATGGGTAAATTGTTTGACTGAAGGTAACAGTCTGCCCAATGGATGTTGCTGAAGATAATTGGCTAGTATTTAAACTAGTTGAGGTAAGAACATCTTCAACATAAGTATCTTGGGGTACGGATGTACCGACAATGGAGTAATTCTTATCAAGACCTGCGGTACTTGGAATGTTACTTAACAAATAACTATTTACCAATGTATCGCAGGTCGTGGTTATTGCGTTGGTGTAAAACCTATATTCCAACTCCAATGCTTGCCAATTGTGTTCTTTTACTAGGTCGTACCCAGCACGGTTCATTAACGCAAGAATCTGCTGCACATCTTGGTTTGTGTTCCCTGCTACATAAGTAGGTACGGCTAAGTTAAGTTCAGCGGTGACTTGCTGTACAAGTTCAAGCATTGTTGATGACATATCAGGCTTCCTCTGTGGCTACCGTTTTCTGTTTACGGGGTTTCTTTTCACCAACAGCAGCAAGTATAGTAGCCATTTGCTCTTGCATTAAGGCTAACTTCGCATCTGTTTCTGCTTTTATTTTAGCAGTTTCTAGTTCCTTTTTGGCAAGTTCTTCTTTCAAAGCGTTAATTTCATGCTCACGCTTATCGGTTTCTGCTGAAGTTGTTGCTAGATTTAAAAATGCCTTTGCCTTGTCACGGAACGCATAGGGTGACATTCCTGCAATCATTCCCATACGCTGTAACTGTTGATCTGAAGCGTTTGCAATAGATTCTACCGTTTGGAACTTAATTGCCCTTAATTCTTCAGCTTGGCTTTTTGATACTAAAGGCCATTCTGCTACAGGCGTTCCTACTAATTCCTCATCGTGCGCTCCTTGTCTATTCATGTAATTAGCCCATTGAATAGGAAAGCGTTGCTTATGGTTTTGTAACGCATAAGTGTCAATTTCGGTTAGGGTATCGCCAGCAACGCAGATTTGTACAAAATCAAAGTCTTTGAAAATTGGTCTGCCAGCGTCTATGGATTCTTGCTCTTGTTGTACGGATTTTTTGTAAAAGCGTACTTGTAGGCGTGAATCTGCTCCTTGTGTATCTGAAGGTAAAGCCATTTTTAATTCTCCTAAGGTATTAGGTTGTTAAAAGGAAAAAGGGGCTACCAATTAAGGTAACCCCCTGTTTTTACTACATTTTGCTATTAAACACTAGCCTTGCTAAACCAGCCATAATCGCCTGATGCCATAGAAGCACCTGACAAGTATGTACCTGCACCCAAAGTTGCTTGGAATGTAGATGCGTTGACTACGCAAGTAGCGGTTGAAGCCGCAATTGCTACACCAGCTTGGGCAAACACATAGCGAAAACCATCTGCGCCAAAAGTTTGCAAGCCGAGTGGGCCAATAGTGGGAATTGCTACACCAGCAGAATTTAGGTTAGTGTAAGCATTTTCACCTAAATCTACGCCAGCAATGGGGAGAGTTGTATATGACATGATAATTTTCCTTTATTTAGTCAGTTGATTAAGTACCGCTCAAAATGCCTTGGAGTGAAGCGTTGGAGCAAGTTAAGTTACCAGCCCAGCCATACAGCTTCACGATTGCATCTTGGTTAATCGATTGACGCTCACCACCAATAGGAACGAAATTACGCTCTTTGTGTGGGCGGAAGAAGATGTAATCGGTGTTCAAGAGGTACATATACAATGCGTTCTCTTGTGCGCCAATACCACCACCTAATACCACATCAGCAGACATACCGCCACCGTAGAACTTGAGGGATGCAAAACCTGCTGCACCTTCGTCTACACCAGCAATACGCTGAATTGCTTGCAAAGAAGCCACATAGCGTGAATACAAAGTGTTACCAGCAATAATAAGGTCAACCTTATCATTACCACGAACAGATTTGATAGCAGCGTCAGTCATAGCAGCTTGAATCAATGCAGCGGAGTTAGCACCAGTTGTTGCTTGGTTACGCCAAAAAGTCCAGTTTGCACGGTTAATACCACCGTATGTGCCTGTGGTTGGGGAAGTGCTGATAGCAGCGGCTAGACCTGTAATATTCTTACCGCCATTGCCTGTTCCATCACCATACAAGTCACCCGAAATGCGGTTTAACAAGCGGGCTTCAGAAACTTGCATACGACCATCTAACAGGTCAATGATTGCTTCTTTGCTGCTGTTTTGCAACATTTCTAGACCACTCATGGTTACTGAGTCAGCGTACTGAGTAATGCTGAACTGAGCAGCCGAGATTGGGCTATCAGGGGTGATGTTCAAGACTTCGTAACCGCTATAGCTATTAGCATTGTTGGTTGATGGGTCGTTGTACATGATTTCTTCCAAGATCACATTACCACCCGAAAATGGGCGAACATTACCTTTGGAGTTCAATCGTTGAAGAATTGCGTTGTTTTCTGTTAAGTTATCTGCCAATACTCCGCTACGGCTTTGAATGGTAGTAGCGATAATATCGGTGATTGCGCTATTTGCGAATGCCATGATATTTCCTTTATTAGATTAAGTTAAACCCGACCACCCTCTGCATCGGCTAAATTAGCCATCAGCAAGGATCGTCTATCCTTTGCATCTGATTTAGACACCTGACCGCTAGGAGTAACGGATCGTGGACTAACAGCAGTTGCTTTAGCTTTTGCTACTTGTGATGCTTTAGACGCTTGGGTATTAGCTGATTTTAGGAGTTTTTCCTGTTCCAGCCTAAACGCTTCGTCATTAACACGCACCGCTTTTGCATAAGCCGATTCTAGGTCTTGGGCCAAACCTCGCTCAAGTAATTGAGCCATATCTTCCCTTACCATATCAAAGTGCGGAAACCGCTCTTTGTTACTGCTTACCCGACTAATTTCATTACTCAGTCGAGCATTTTCCTCTTGCTCCCGTATCTGTGACAGTTGAGCAACTTGTTGCTGTGTAGCTTGAAGTTGCTGCATTAACTGCTGTTGGTACGGGTCTACATACGCCTGTTGAGGCATTTGTAAGCTATCTGAATTTAATTGTATTCCATAATCTTGTGCAAGTCTATTAAAGGCATTTAGCTTCTGTTCGTATGTTCCATTGGCTAAAGC